GCCGCGTTCTTGTAGATGTTCGTGAGCCAAGCCCGGAACCGCTGGAACATCGGCTGGATCTCAAGGTTCGGCGCCTTGCCCTCGAGGAGGTAGGACTCGAACCCGCGGGCCCACTTCTCGTGCGCCTCCCGGAGCTCGGGCGAGATCACGCCGGTGTCACGGTAGGACTGGTTCAGGGCAGACCATTCTTCCGGCGACATCCCGAACCACTTCGCGATCGCCGCAACGTCGGTCTTGATGCCGTCCATCGCGTTCGGGGCGTCGGCCAGCTTCGTGTAGAGGTCCAGGAAGAAATGCCCGGACTCGTGCAGGAAGGTCGAGAGGTTGGCCGCCCGGGTGATGCGGAGCGATTGCGTCAGCGGGTCATACGACCCGCGTTCGGTCTGGTTAAAACCGTCGCCTACCTCCTCGCCGTTGACGTGTGTGGTCCGCACGATCTTGTCATCGAACACGACCAGATTGCGCGAGCCTTCGCCAGCGTTTCGGCTGTTGCCGTCTAGGTACTTGATGCCTTTGATGCCGGCGTTGTCCAAGGTCGCGCTAGCTTCGCGGCGCATGTCCTCGGCCCCGTTGCCGCCAGCCAGCGCTTTGTAAAGTTCCTCTCCCGGCTTATCGTGAAATAGCGCCAAGTATTTAGGATCATAGCCGGCCGCTTCTAGCGCGCGAGTTACGTGTGGTTGCTCACTCAGCGGCTTGTCCCAGTCCAGGAAGTTGGCGACGTGGTGGTCCGGGATGTCTACGGTGTAGACGGCGCCGCGTATGGCATCGGCAGCCGCTTGCGTTTCAGGCGAGGCATCAAAATCCCCGGGGGATTTGAACAGCGCGTTAAGCGCTTGTGAGGGATAATCAAAACCGAACCAGTCGTCAGCGGCGAGCGCTTTTATCACCCGCGCCATCTTCGGGGGCGCATCATCGCTTTTTGCCCACTCCAGCGCTTCATCGGTGCCGGCGTCATCTGGCATTTCGTTTCTGAATTGCCGAACCAAATCCCGGTACGTCAAAGCGCTTTTGTACCCTTCCGCCACGGTAGGGTTTTCCGCAAAATACAACCCGTGCCCGTAGGCTTGCGCGCCTTCGCCCGTGCCAATGTGGTTCAAGCTGAACCGTTTGAACTCATGCGGCGTGCCGTGGTAAGCCAACTGATCAAACCCACGGTCCCCCACCCCGCCCATGATCGTGGGCCCATGCTCGGCGTAGAGGGCGGCGGGCTCGACCCCGGCGCGGTGGGCCGCGACCGTGATCCCTTCCCGCATGAATTCCGCGTTCATCTTCGCGACGGCAGGGTGGTACATCCCGGTCTCGGTCAACTGCCGGTAGATGTCGTCGTAGATGTCCTGCCGCTGCTGCTGGTACGCGTCGTCGGCTTGCTTCTCGCCGGCCAGACTTTCGGCCAGCTGCTGCATCCGCTCGACCTGGGTCTGGTAGAACGCCTGCGCCTCCTCAAAGGTCTTGCCCTGCGGGTCGGCCTTCAACTGCTGCAGGATGTCGGCGTCGAGCGGGCCGCCCGCGATGTGTGTCGCGTAGTCGGCGACCGGGATCTGGACATCGCCCTTGGTCTGAAGCGCCTCGGTCATCTGGGCGTCAACGCCTGGCAGGGTCTGGGCCAGTTGCTCCCGGGTGATGCCTCGGGCGTCCAGGATCTTGGCGAGCGCCTCGCCGTTGACGTAGACGTTCGGAATCTTGCTGTCCTCGGTCACCGTCTGCAAGAACGCGTGAAACCCTTCGGGGTCGCGCTCGCGGTAGGGCCCGATGGTGGACAGTTGACCCAGGACCGCCAGACTATTGAGGTCGCGCTCGGCCTGCGCCGCCTGCGCGGCATCGGTGTAGGTTTGCCGGATCGCTTCTTGAACCCGGCGCTCGTGGGCGTCGTTCACCCCGTGCGCGCCGAAGATCGAGCCGGCCAGCGCCGACAGCATCACGTCCTCGGGGTCGAACTTCTGCTGCATCGTGTCGGGCAGGAAGTCGTTCATGATGGAGCGGTTCGCCTCGCCCTGCACCGCACCCACCCCAGCGCCCACGAGCATGCGCGAGAGCAGCGTTCCCGGCGCGGACATAGGCATGATGCCGCCAGCAGTCTGCGTCCCGTACGAGGCTTCTCCGGCCCGTATGGCCTGCCCCATGTCGCCGGTCTGCGCGTAAACGTCCTTCATGGTGCTGACGGCGGCCGGCAGTGCTGTGGGGGCCATCCCCCGCACGCCAGCGCCCAGCGTGCCAGCGACAGCGCGCGCGACAGTCGAGGCGGCCGCTTCGGGGGCAGCGCCGCCCAGCGGCATCTTCGACAGCGCATCGACTACCCCGCCGGCCATGTACAGCGCCTTACCCACGATCCCGGTATCGGGGTCCGGGCTGAAGTCGCCGCCCTGCATCGCCTCGTCGTGAGGCGCTACAAAATTGCGGAATACAAAATCCTGTATGTCGGTCTTGGGCTTGCCGGTCATGAGCCCGGCAGCGGCGTCGATCGGCACGGCCAGCCCACCCAAGCCCAAGCCCAGCGTGCGCGCCAGCGAGCGGGTGCCGGCGCCGATCGCCCGGAACGGTTCCACCAGCATTTTGCCGACCAGCGGGCTGGCATCGGTCGCATACTCGCTGGCGCTGGCCGGCATAGAAAAATTGCGAGCGGCCTCCTCGGTGTCTGCCGTCTGCGGCACCGCGTCGTGGATCAGCGCAGCGGTCTGCGGTTTCTGGGTCAGGGTGTCGGCCAGGACCGGCGCCTTCTGCAGGGCCGCGTTCGCGAGCTCGGCTGCCGCCCGCTGCCGGTAGTCATCCGGGAACGAGGACACGACAGCGGGCGGCACGTTGAACTTGCGCGCGAGCGCGTTATCCACGGCCGCTTTGTCGGGCGCGGTCTTCTGGGCGTCGACCACATTCTGGGTCGCGGTCGCGGTCGTGTTCCGCTGCAGCTGCGCGAAGTTTTGCTCGAGCTCGTCGTCAGAGATCATCAGAAACCCTTGTACATTTTCTGGATGCTGTCCTCGGTCACCGGCATGCCTTTCTTCTGCAGGAACGAGGTGATCCGGCTGCGGTCAGCCGGCGGGACAACGAACGGCGCCGCGCGTTGATCTGGCGTCATTTGGTAGACAGGCTTGTGGGCCGGACCCCCGATCTTCATCCCGAACAGGGTGGTCTCGGTCCCGGCCAGGGACTGGTCCTTGATCAGGGCGTGCCCGATACGGGTCAGATCCTCGTCGGCCAGCGGCTTGCCGGCCTCCTTCTGACGGAGGGCGACTTCGTCGTGGTACGCGGTGAATAGCTGCTCCATCTGGCGCGCGGCCGAAGTGCCGGGCTTTGGGTTCGTGTCGAACCCGGCCGCCTCGAGGTCGATCTTCATCCGCTGAATCCCACGAACCGCCATGTCGGTCGGGTCCTCGCGCTTGACCGCGTTGCTCTTGATCTGGCCCTGCCGCTCGATCAGCGCCTGCAAGTGCGGCTTGGTCAGGCTGCCGCCCACCTTCAGCAGGTTCATGTCCGCGAACGCCTGCCGGTTGTCCGGGTCCGCCGACATCGCGAGCAGCGGGAAGAACGTCGCACTGTCGTCCGTTTTCGCGGTGTCCGGCTGCGCGGCGTTGATGTACCCGGTCAGGGTCGGCCCCAGATTGTTCCGGGTCATGTAGTCGTAATCAGCCGGCGACATGCTGGACAGTTTGAAGTTGCCCTTCGCCTGCATGATCTGGTTGTAATACTTGCCCAGGAACTGAGTCTCAGCTTGGCGCTGGGCGTGATCCTGCCGGGTGACGTCGGCAGACAGGTGCTGCAGCGCCACGTCGTAGGTGGTGGCGTCCAGCTTGCCGCCGCGGCGCAAGTCCTTGAGCGCTTCCTCCTGCGCACCGAAGTCGTTCGGGTGGTCCTTCTGCAGCTGCAGCGCAGTGTCGAGCCCGGCGTCCTTGGAGCTCCCGACCTGGACCTGCTCCCCGAGCCGATCGCCAACCGCGACCGGCAGCAGACTGCGCACCGAATCCAGGTACTGTTTCGCGCCGGCGGTCTGGTTGTTGTTGAGCAGGTGCTGCACAACGGACGCGTCGGCGGTCGCCAACGTGTCGTGGACGTGTTGCTTCAGCGCATCGCCCTCAAGGCCCAGCGTCAGCGGGTCGCTGGCCGAGCTCGCGACCTCGGCCTCGAGCGCTGCCCGGTTGGCGAAAAAGTACGAGTTGTCGGCGCCCGGCACCGGGTTGTAGGAGACCGCCATCGCTTGCGTGAGCGCGCTCGCGCGGGCGGCGCTGGAGTCCACCGCGGCGACGTGCTGCTGCTGGGTCTTGTGGTTGGCGATCGCCGACGTCGCCGAGTTCAGGGTCGACGCCATCGGCCCCTGCAGCATGTTGCGGACGGCGTCGTTTGACGCTCCCTCGAGCAGCTGCTTCTGGGTCTTGCCGAGGGAGTCCAGGGTGTCGCCGGCGGCATCGACCGCGGCCTGCCCCCGCAGCGCCGAATACCCGGGGGTGTTCGACTGCGGATCACCGTAGAGTGCTGCGGTCGTGGCCTGCACCATCTGGGCGTGCAGGTTCTTGGCTTCGGTCTCGTTCTGCTGGATCTGCTGCTGGACCGCGATCTGGTTCGCCTCGGCGCCAGCCTGCTGTAGGTTCTGACCGGTTCGGATGGTCTCGCCCGGGCCCAGGTCCGCGAACGACATCAGCCGGGTCGGCGCCTGCAGCCGGATGTCGGGGACGTTCTGTGGTGTCGCTTGGGGCGTGTCGTAAATCGGAATCTGTGGCATGTCAGCCCCCCGTCGATTTGCGGTATGCGTACCAGGACTTCGCTACCCCGGCAGACCCAGCCAAGAGCGAACCCGCCCCAGCGGTAAACGGACTGATCGCGCCGGCCGCGCTCTTTTCGGCGGCCGACTCGGCGTTGTAGTTGTCGGCGTTTACACCGTATCCCCACGCCCGGCGCGCGGCGTTGTCGCGAATCGTGAGGGCATCGCGCTCGCCCATGTACTTGGAGCTCGCCAGGATCTCGCTGGCGCTGCCCTGCCCCATGTCCACCCCGCTGGCCGCCAGCGCCGTGCGCTGGTCGCCCATGAGCGCGGCGGTTTTCATCCGCTGGGCGTTCTCCTGGATCTGGCCTTGCTGGAGCTCCTGCGCTTGCTGGTAGTGCGCGATCAAGGCGTTGTTCGCCGCCAAGCCGGCCTGGTAGTCGAGGACGCCTTTTTGGGTATTGGCTTGGTTGATCGAGCCGACCAGCGACATCCCGGCGCCGGCGGTCTGCGCCATCGTGCCGTACTGCGCCAGGGATGCGGTATCTGGGATTGACATCTCAGCCTCCTACGGCCAGGTCCATTGAGATCAGCGACACGTCGAGCGGCAGCGGGTCGGTCTGCTGGATGCAGACTTGGCCGCTCTGGCCCCAGGTCGGGGTGAGAATGAGCTCCACCAGATCGCTGATCAGATTCGGGGGCGAACCGTAGGGCTCGGTCGAACGCAGCCGGTACGGGGTCAGGTGTGTGAAGTCCGGGCCGGCGTAGATTCCGCTCGACCGGTAGACCCGGATGTAAATCTTGTTCACGTTCTTGAGGACGCCCTGCCCCGCCGCGGGGTCGGTCTGGGTGGTGACCGGCATCGTCTGCAGCTTCGCCACGATCGGCAGCCCGACCGCCACCTTGCTGGCCGAATGCGGCAGGGTAATACTGCCGCTCGTTACTACCTGCGGCGGTACGACCGCGCCGTCGGCCAGGATGTTGACGGTCTGGCCGTTGAGCCAGGACAGCCCCGACACCGTCGTCACCGGCGAGCCGAAGGTCTGCTGCGCGCCGCAGTCCACGTAATAGCTGTCGGCCAGCGTGGCGTAGAGGCGGGTGTGCAGCTGCTCGATGAACCGGTAGGTCGTGCCGCTCAGAGTCCGGCGCACGACCGCGTATAGGACGTCTTCGTTGTTCTCGGTGATACAGCACACACTCTCAAACCCGTCGGTCGCGGTGTTGCCGGTGACGTGCTGGTGCCAGGCGGCGATCTGTTGCTCGGGCACGTAGGTCATGCCCAGCAGCTTGCCGGACGAGCTCACGCACCAGAGCGTCGGGATCGGGCCCTTGCAATACGTCATGTCCACAATGCTGTTGTAGTCGAACAGGTGCGGGGCCAGGATCGCGATGTCGTTGGTCAGGTAGCCATTGACCCGAAAGTCGTAGCTCATCTCCCGGATGTGGCCGCCTCGAGCGGCCGCGAAAAGCACGGTGTTCCCGACCACGATCGGCTGCACGTTGTTGGCGCCGATATAGCTCTGGGGTCGAACGCTCAGGTTCGACGGGGACAGGCCGCCGGCGCTGGGCGCTGTCACCACGAATTCGCAGCTGGCTGTCAGAAGAATCAGGCTAGACACCGGCACGATATGCCGGACGGCGCTTGCTTCCCGGGCTGCGATTCGGAACGCGAGCCGGTTGTCGGACAGCGTCGGAATCGTGTAGGTCATGTTGCTTTCGGTGCCCGACTTCGTCGCCCAAAAATTCTGCGGCAAATTGGTCGTGCCAGCGAAGCATCGGCGCTGCTCGAAGTAGCTCACGGACGCAGGGTAATACCCGGCGCCGGTCGAGAATTTGGAATCTGACAGCGGTGGAGTTTTCGTGCTGTCGGGCGTGATGTTGTTGTCGGTGAACGGACTCGAGGTCGCCTGCCCGACGTACGCCCAAGTTCCCTGGAACAGACGATAGACGTTGTACCGGATCGACGTGCCAGGGCTGGAATCGGTCCAGGTGACCGTGTTCGTATTGTTCGCGTAGTTCAGATTGTTGTTGGCGGCCGCTGTCGTGCCGGCGCCGATAACCGGCGACTCCTCGAAGGTGTCGGGCGCTACCGTGGTCACCGCGTACTGAAATGAGATATTGCCGCCGGCGGGGATGGACGTGACGATGTTCGCGGTCAGGGTGGCCGCAGTGATCGTGTTCGTCGGCGGCGCGAAGGTCACAGTCACCAACTGCCAGTTTGTGGCGCCCACCCGTCGGAGCTCGCGCGCGGCGTAGCCAGGGTGCACCAGGGTCAGGACGTCGCTGGACTGGACGAAGTGGATGTCGAACAGGTCCGCCGCCGCGTAGGGGTTCGGGATCTCGTACGTGCCGTCTGATGGCATCGCGTACCAGTAGGTCGCGTTCGGGGGCGCTTGGTTCGTGTTCGCCAGGATGCAGTAGTAGTTGACCCCGCCCGACACTGCGAGCGAGCCCTGCACGTAGGCGGTGACGTTCGACCAAGCGGCCGGGCTGCCGGCGCCCAGGGTCGTTCCTTGGAAGTGGAACCGGAAATAGCCGGCGCCCATCTGGATTGCGAATGCCTGCGCACTGTTGTAGGTGAACGGGATCACCCGGGTCGCGACCGCGATGTTCTTGACCTGTTGCACGTAGAGCGTGCCGGGGCGGTTGACTGCCGGCCCGTGCGGCAGGATCTGGAAATTCTGGCAGAGCGCCAGCCCTTCCTGGGCCTTGCTGAGATCGACCCGGCCGAACAACTCGGGCGTGAGCTCGCCGGACGAGAACGACCGATGGAGGGCGCGAGTACCCATCAGCGGTTCTGCACCAGCGACGACAACGGCGTCGGCACGACGCGGCGCTGGTTTGAATCAGACTCGACTGCCTTTTCCTTCATCAGCATGAAGGCTTTCAGCATGTCTTGTGCGGCCTGCCGCCCTTCCCCACCCTTGATCAGCGGGCCGGCCAGTTTGGACGCGACGTAGTACGCAAGCGTATCGGTGAACAGCGGCGGGAACTTGGTGGTGTCGGTCACCGCTTGGGTGTAGCGCAGGACCGCGTCTTGCTGGTTCGTGAGGATCAGATCGTTGCCGTTGGCGTCGATCTCGACCTGGAACTCCTTCGCCTGCGGCGCGGCCGCGCCGGCGGGGATTGAGTAGGGAGACCACGCGTACTGCTGGGTGCTGAAGGTATACTCGCTGGCCGCGGCTGGGTCCAGCACCTCAAGGTAGTTCAGCACGTTCGACGGGGCGTTGTAAGCGTAGGCCCAAGTCGTGCTTGGGTTCGCCGCGGCGTAGGCCAGCGTGACGCGGGTGGTGCTGAACCCCCATGCGTGCATCTCGAGGAGCGCATCGCGGGCGATCGGGTAGAACCTGGCGCAGTGGGACGCCTGCGCCGACGAGTCCGGCGGGCTGATGCTGGAGACCGCGGCGACGTCGCCCAGATAGCCCAGCGCCAGGTTACAAATATCGACGTCGGATGCCATTCCAATCCCCTAGAAAAAACGGGGGCACAAGGCCCCCGCGAGGTACTACCTTCGGAGGAGAAGGTTCAGATCAGGCCTGCCTGCGGCACCGCATTCCCGGGATCGCCGGTCTGCGCCGCCGCTTGCTGGCGCGCCACTTGGTCAGCTTTCAAGGCAACCGCGTCGGCGGCAGCGGCGTCCGCTTCGGCTTGGGCGGCATCGTCCAGCGGCGTCAAGTTCGGGCCGGGGATACCTTCGTATTCGATGACCTCCCCTTCCTCCCGGATCGCGTTGCCGACGAACGATTTGCTGTTGACTGTGTAGCGCGCCATGTTTCAAGTCTCCTTACAGAACGGCGAAACCGTTCGGGTAGAACTTCTGGCCGTCCTGGAACTCGGCGCCGATGTCCACGAACGCGGTGCCCGCGGAGCCGGCGCCGACGATCACGAAACGACCAGACATGTAGCGCTGGCCCTTGCTGCCGATGCGGGGGTTGATCTGGGCCACGAGGCGGGCGCCCAGGGTCAAGTTCGCCAGCAGGACAGCGCCGGTGGTGCCGACGACGGTCACGTTCGTGCTCTGCGCGGTGTCATCGTGCTGGATCGCTTGGAACTCGACCGAGGTCGCGCCCGCAAAGGCAGTGGTCACGATCGTGCGCAGGTAGTCGTAATCCGCGCCCGACCCCATGTCGCGGGTCTGGCCGGACGGGATGCCGCCGGACGCCAAGTCGATCACGTTCGTGCTGAGCACGCTCGTGTTCGTGCCGACGATGCTTTGGCCGGTGATGGTCACCGTGCCGCCCGAGTAGGCGATAGAACCGCCCAAAACGAGGTTGTTGTCAACGTATGCCATGGTGCGGTCTCCTTAGACGACGCGTGCTTCGGTGTTGAGCAGCTGGTCAACCCGGCGCAGCGGCACGCCTTCGAACGACAGCCAGTTCATCGGGGTGCCGAACTGGTTCAGGCCCTTGTCAACGGCCAGCGCGTAGTTCGACTTCTGCAGGGCTTGGAGGCGCAGGATCGAGTAGACCGTGCGGTTCATGTAGAAGCTGGCCTTGCCCATGCCCCACATCGGGATGCGGTCCAGAGCGCGCGACATCAGCGCGATCAGATCGGCGGCGGCGGTGTTGGCGATCAGGTTCGCGGTGTTGATATTGCAAATGCGAACCACGAAACGCCAGTCCTTCACGACCAGACCGTTCTTCCACTGGTAGCGGGTTGCCAGCGCCTGCAGGCGGGTGCCGTCCGAGTTGAACACGGTCTGCTCGCCCAGGTCCTGGTGCATCAGGCCGATCTCGCTGCCCTTCGGGAAGATGCCGAAACAGGTCTGGTCGCCCCACACTACGAGGTAAATCGAGGTGTTGTTCGTGGACAGGCCGCCCGCGTCAAGGATGTTCTGGGCGTTGCCGGCGCCGCTGATGGCGCCGAATCGGGGAGCCAAGCCCAGGTACTGGCGTGGGTCCGTTGCCGGGTTGCCGTAGAACAGGGTCGAGGCTTGGGTCTGGTTCATCGCCTCAATGAAGGCGCGGTCCTCGGACAGGCGGAACGCAGCGGTATTGCCGTTCAGCATTGCCAGGTCCTTGTCCACTTCCGAGCGTGCTTCCAGGATGCCGGCCGACTCATCCACCTGAGCGGTCGTGGACTTGCTGTTCGGCACGCCTTGGTTCAGCGAACGCCAGTAGACCTGCGGCAGGCCGGTGCGGATCGTGACCCGGTGGCCGGTCGGCAGGTTGCCTTCGACGAAGACCATGTCCTCGAGGATTTCGTTGCTCTGGTTGAGCAGTTCAGCGACGGCGGGAACCTTGCCGTCCGGGTCCAGCCGCTTGGCCCAATCGGCCAGCGTGAGTGCGGTTTGCGTCAAGACTGCCATGATTTATTACTCCTAGGATGCGTTGCCGTAGAGGCGGGACGCGAGATCCTTGGGGGCGCCCTCGGGGGGCTTGGTGCCACCAGGAACCACGTTGTCCGCGGTCAGTTTTTGCCCGGCTCGGAAGAACGCCCGGATCACTTCCGGGTGGTTGTGCAGCCCCGAGTCGGCCAGCAACTTGCGCAGCCCATCGGACGCCAGGGCTTGGAAGCCCTTCTGAGCGATGGCAATGTTGGTGTCCCAAGTCTTCGCGTCCCCCTTGCCGCCGAGCTCGGGGTCGGCTTTTGATGCCGCCTCCATCTGAGCGACGGCGGCCTGCACCGCGGCCTGCTGCTGCGAGGCAGTGGCTTTGGTGACGGCAGGACCAAGTTTGTCGACCAACTTCTGCGCGGCTTCCTGGGACAGGCCGAGTTCCTTCGCCACACCGGAGAGTTCGGAGACCACGGACGGGTCGAGGCTGACCCCTTCCGGCGCCTTGAATTCGTACTTCTCGGGGGCTTGGGGCGTCGTGGCGGCAGGCGTTGCAGCCGGCGCGCTGGCCTTTCCTTCGGCGCCTTGCGGCTGGGTGCTGGCGGGCGCGGCCGGTGCTACGGCCGGCGCTACGTCAGCGGGTGCGGCTGCTGGTGCTACAGCAGCTGCGGGCGTGGCACTGGCGCTGTTGTCCGTCGCTGCCGGTGCCGTCGCTTGTTCAGTCATCCTTGCTCTCCTGGATCATCAGGTTGTAGTGCTCGGGGGTCGCGAACTCCACGAGGACTGCGAAGCTGGTTCCTTCGCTTCGGCGCCCTTCGTTGAAAGCCATCTGCAGCGCGTTCGTGTTAAAGCTCGACTGCCAAACCCCGGCACGCCTCAAAATTCGGAATACGATCCGGCGCCCACGCTTGGAGGTCATCAGCCACTTGATGTCATCCGCGGCCTGCTTCTCAGCGAGGTCGGCCTTTTTCTTGGCTTCCTCGCGAGCAGCTTCCTGCTCAAACGGGTCGGTCGGGTCGTAACTCATAGCGACCCGACACTACCTTGAGATTTCCGGCCGATGGAGAATTGAGGCTTGCGTTACCGGCGGCGACCGGCGACGAGGCGCCAGCCTGGTGAACCCTGGAGGGTGCTGCCGTCGTTGGCGGCGAAAATATCCTGCTCGACCAGCACGATCGCGCCGGTCACGGTTGTGACTGCGGTGCCGGTGGCCGCCAGCGTGTCCGACTCGGTCAGCGTTGTGGTAGCCGCGGTGCTCACGTCGCCGATTGCAACCAGCGTGTCGGACTCGGTGAGCGCTGCGGTGCATGCTGTTGCTACAGATCCCGCCGCTGCAAGGGTGTCGGACTCGGCCAGCGCCGAGGTGCCTGCTGTTGCGACAGATCCCGCCGCCGCGAGGGTGTCTTGCTCGGCCAGCGCGATCGCCGCCGACAGGCTTGTTCCGCCAGCTGCTGCCAGTGCGTCGGATTCGGTGAGCGCGATCGTGCCGTTGATCGGCGCGCTGGCGTCAGAAGCCGCGAAGGTGTCCTGCTCAACGAGTGCTGCCGTGCCGGACACCGTGGCCGTGCCGGTTCCGGCCAGCGCATCAGACTCGGCCAGGACAACCGCGCCCGACGTGCTGACATCACCCGTTGCCGCAAGGACATCGGCTTCAGTGAGTGCAGCGGTGCCGGCAGTTGAGACCGCGCCGGCTGCGGTAAGGGTGTCGGCCTCGGTGAGAGCGGCCGACCCCGTGACTGCTGCCGCCGCCGCCCGCGAGAGCAGGAGCAGCAGAGACATCTCAGACCCCTATTAGAGCGGGACTTCTTCCCAGACGATTCCCGAGACAGCGGACTGCGCCACCGGAGTCGTGACAGCCATCAGCGCCAAGACCCCACCAGGCGGAACGATCAACGAGCCATCGAAATTCTCGACCGTCGCGGTGTACGGCGTCATGAATCCCGCCGCCGTGCCAATGCTCGAGATGCTGTACGCAGGGCCAGAAGCGATGCCGGAACCCACAACAGCCGCAAGCGTACCCGTCATTCCGGTCAGGGCTGCGCCGCCGAACACTTTGGCATACGAGCCGTATGCGTTCAAGGTCTTGGAGTTGATCGGGACGTTACCAGTGCTGATCACTGAGTTACCAGCCGCACCCATCCAGACGAACGGACCGCCACCAGTGGCAGTCAACGCGCTCAAGACGGTTGCCAGTTGAGCCTGCAGGATCACCAGATTGACCGGCGAGGTGAGCGGGTTCCATAGCCCCACGATCGGAGTCGCCGTGGCGCCAGTGGTCGCAGTCGTGAAGGTCGCGTTGGCGATACTGGTAAGCGCAGTCATGCCGCCACGGTAGACGTTGCCACGGTAAGTTTGCTCGTAGAAACGCCCGTGCAGTTCCTGCACCACCAACTCAGCGCCCTTGCCTTGGCGGAAAGGCTGGCTTACGCCGTCCTGGAGTACCTGCGGCCCTACCTGTCCTTCGATCTCAATGCCCATGATTACCTCAAATTGATGATTCGTCGCCCAGCATGTCGCCGGGGGTGATGGTGATTCCCGCCATGTGGCACAGCAGCAGGTTGTTTGCGCGTTCGATCGCGACTAGCTCTTTCAGCAGTTGCAGCACGTCCGGCATGTTCTGATCTAACGTCGGCAATCCGTTGCCAACTGCGACAAGCGACTCCGGTCCCGTCTCGCCACCCATATCCAGGCCGACAACCTGGGTCTTGGCCGTGGTTCTATCGATCGTGCGGATCGTGTCCGCGCCGGTCTGGACGGTGTTATCGCTCACGCGCCTGCTGCCGTGTCAGTCAGCGAGGTGACGTTTACCGTGGTTCCGGTCGTGATCGAGACAGTGCCCAGCTGCATGTCTCCGCCGCCACCAGTCGCAGTCACGGTGCCCTGGAGAACCGCATTAGTCGTGGTCGCAGCACTCGGGTAGATGCGGAAGTAACCCGCCGTGCCGGTGCCCGACGCCGCGGCGCCCGTGATCGCGTTAGCGGTCAGCACCCCATTCACCGGAGCGGGCGCGAAGGTGGCGTTGCAGGTCAGGGTCGCGAGCAGCGATCCAGTGTCAGCAGTAGCGCAGTTGGTCGGCACGGTGCCGGTGAAAATCTTCAGCAGGCCCGACGCCCCGACTTGGGTGGTGATGTCGGCCATGTTGTTGTTGCGGTGCGTGGTGCTGTATTGGACGCCCATGGTTTAGCCCTCTAGCATTTTGGCGATGCGCTTACGCGCGGCTTCGATCTTGGCCTCGAGGGCGTCGAGCTCGGCCTGCTTCTGCCGGATAGACTCAATGATCAGGCTGCCTTGACTGCGAAGGGATTCCAGCCGCTCGGCCCCGTCGGCTTCGATCTGCTGGGCCCGGGCGCTGGACTGCTCCCGCGACTGCTTCGCCGCCTGCTCCGCGTCCGCGACAATCTGCTGCGCCTTCGCGTGCGCTTGGTCGACCAAGCTGGCCGCATTCTTGTCGGCTTCCTGGGCCGCGTGCAGCGCCGAGTCCCGGGTGCCTCGAGCCAGGTCGGCGGCCGCCCGCAGCTTCTCAAGCTCGACCTTCGCGTGCTGGGTCGCGGTCTCGATACTGGTCAGACCGTCCAGCGAGTTGGCGAGGTCGATCACTGCCTGAAAGGTGCGGGCGACGGAACGGACGTCCTCGATCGCGGTGCGCTTGTCAGCCATTTGACTTTTTCCTGATCGCGATCGTGACCGTTATCTGGGTGGTGCCGTCGCCGCCGGTGACGTTCGGGCGGATCATGTCGATGTTCTCGAGCACGGCCCGCAGATCCGCCGACCCGATCAGCAGCTTCGCGCCGGTGGGGTCGCGGAGCGTGTTCCAGTTCACCCCGTCGAGGCTGCCCTCAATGGCTACTAGGCCGTTCACGCCGAACGTGCCCGAAACCTGAACCGTGCGGTCGCCTGTCGCGGTGCCGCCGGCCGGGTCGCCGACATCCCCCAGCGCCATCGGCCCCCACGCGGCCAGGATGTTGCCGAAATTGAAGTCGTTCTGTCGGCGGGTGATCGTCGCCATCAGCTGCCCCCGTACAGTATTGACTCGACACTACGCGCGCTGGCGCTCTGCTGCGGCACGACGTCGAGCTCAGTGATTTGCAGGCACAAGCGCACGTCCACGTCGCTGCCGTCCTCGCCCTCGGCGGCCTCCTCGGCCGGGTCGGACTCCATCGACACCCGCGTGACCCGGGCGATCGCCTGGATCGTCACCGTGCTGCCGGCCGGCGGGGGGTTCTTGTCCAGGCCCAGCGCCTCGACCTGCTCCTCGGACAGGCTGATTTCCAGCCCGTATCCGTAGGGGTTGTCCTGGGGCGATGGGTATTCGCTGCTGTTTACGTCCATCTTCACGAGTGGCATGTAATCTCCTGCGGGCCAGGGTGCGGTTATGCGGACGCCGCCGGGAGCGCGGTAAGAATTCGATTTGTTGCGCAAATAAAATCAATCGAGATATTTACCACTCCGTTGACAGCTCCACCAAATCGAAAGGCATTCAAAATGGTTCCGGGAGTGTTGGTGGTATTGTGACTCACTCCATCCAGCTGGAAAAACCCGGTAAAATTAGGAATTACAGAGGCAACGCATCTATCATATTCGCCAAGTCCGTTGCTATTTGCCACCCCAAGAGTTGTCAAGTTGCCGAAGTTAACTTGATTGGAATTAAACGTAAAGCTATGCAATCCAGTCGTCGAGTTCATGTACATCAACATTGAATGCTCAACCGAGCAATTTGCTGGATATGTTGTAACCGCGTCTCTCTTTAGTAAAAATTCCCAAACACCAACCGTTCCAGATACAACACCGTTTGCCGCAACTGTAGGAGTTCCAGAAATAACAAGCCGAACGACTGGTGAGCCTGTTGATCCCGTAAGAGTGTCAAGAGCAGAATTAGTCGTGACAGTCCACGTCATCGTTAACCCAGCAGTGGACGTATCGTCTTGCGTAGCCCAGCCTAAAGGAGGAGTTCCTACAAATGTAGCTGCACCTGAGTTTGTTCCGCCAATAGCGGTAAATCTACCTTGGGCCCCATGAACATTACCGCGCGGCGCTGTTGACGCGTTGTATACATCACTGGGGCCTGTCAGGGCAAAAGGTTTTTTGCGATAAAGTTGTTGCACTGCAGGCTGAAGCGCAAGCCGTTTTGCGTATCTTCCGTATCCCGAGCAGTGCAACCCTGCCCCTACACCATCCCGTAACACTCCGCTTACCGTTGCTCTATTTCCGTTTCCAACCGAAGTGTATATCGAAGATGTGGTATCCAAAAAATACGGGGTAGTGTCTGCAAAAATTGCATCTGGAACAGACCTGCAATATTGTCGATACGCAGTATTAAGACTTATCGTGGCCGCAGTTGATCCTGCTGTTGGGTCAACATTCATTAGAATCAAATGCCTCCCCCCGGCAGTGCGAAACGCGTTGTGATATTTGATCACGTTCGCAATAACTGTTTCAGGCGAAACTGACGCCCCGATGTCGTTAACGCCAATTGTAAGCACCATATCTACGGCATATCCAGACGCAATAGCATTGCCGACATTTAATGCCATATTTGCCAGCCGAACCGTGCTGGTCAAACTGGTGTTATTTGTTGCCGGAGTAGTTGTGCTGGTCCCATTTGATTGTGAGCCACCTACCCCAATCGAATTTGTCCATTGCGCCGCGCCTACAGCGGCAGTGCCAGCATTTGAATAATTCAACTCAATATCATACGGCTGAAAGCAAGTAAGCCATTTGATTGCCTCTTTTGGCTCGTCGGATTTGCTGTCACCGTCAAACATTACTTGCACGGTTGGGAAAATCTGCGAAGTTTGTCGCTTGAATTGCGATGAAACAGACACCACCCCATTCGCAATCGAGATGCCGGAGCCTGCGGTGCCGCCGACGCCGATCTGCTCCTGCCCACTACCATCGAGAAACCCTTGCACCGATTTGGTAATAGGGTCCAGCAGTCTGCCGTCCGGCGTTTTGATATATCCACTCATGATCCGTCCTCAATAAAACGCGACGATGCCGGTCGCGCTGGTGCCGGTCGCGTAGACCTTTTTGACAGCGATCGGGAGCAGCACGCCGGTGGCGGTCGCTGGGATCGTCATCGTCACGGTGCTGCCGTCTGCCATGTCCACCTTCAGCGTGCCGGTGGCGCCGATCAGCAGCGCCCGGGTTGCCTTCGCGGTGTCCCCGTTCGGGGGCACAAGGTTCAGCGCGTCCGAGGTGGTGACAGCTAGCGCGCTCTCGACCGGCTGGGTCGAGACCGCCATGAAGCGCAGGAACGGATCCATGTTCAGCCTCCCCGATACAGGGCGTAGATGCCGGTGGCGGTGGTGCTGGTCGCCAGAATCCGCTGGGCCGAGACCTCAACGATCTGGCCGGCGACCAAGCCGGTCAGCACCGCGGTGCCGCCGCCTGGCAGGTTGATGTTCACGTTGCCGGGAGCGGTCACGTAGATCGCGGCGCACGGGCCGTTGGTCAGATCCACCGAGTCGCTGGTCGTGACGGCATAACCATCGAAGTCGGCCTGCGGCTTGTTGACGGTGAAATTCTTCGCTTGATTGACCTGGGTGGTCTGGAATCGCAGTCCCATGGTTATGCTCCTTGTGGGCTACCGTAGCCCGAGAAAAGTCCGAGGATGTCGTTGGCCGCGTTGCTCTGGCCGCCTTGTGTCTGCACCTGGCCCAGCTTCGCTGCGCTGTTCGCCATCTGCTCCTGCTGCGCTGCCTGAGCCTGCTGGGCCTGAGCCTGGGCCCGCTGCTGCCGGGTTGCCTGGACTTGGGCTTCGGGCACGATTAGCTCGGGGTCCACGCCCAGCACGTCGGCGTAGTGGTCGGCCCACGCGTCCGCGTCCAGCTTGTCGAGGACCTCGGGCTTCATCTGGGCAATCATCCCCATCGACTGCACGAATCGGTCGATCGCGTTGGTGCTGATTGCTTTCTGGGCCTGGGCCAGCATCGACACGAGCTCGACGTCGATGGTCTTGCCCTGCATCGCGGGCGGCGGCGGCGGCAGAATGCCGGCATCCATCACCGCATCGAACGCCAAGTCGATCACCGGCTGCAGGAACTCGTTGTGCAGCCGCTCGAGGACCGGGCCCAGCATGAGCATCTTCTCCTCATGCCGCTCGGCCACTTCGGTCGCGGTCATTCGGCCATCGTCCACTTGGCTGATCATCAGGAATAGATCCGCGTAGAACGCGTTGCTGATCCGTTGGCGCACGTCCTGGATGTCGGCGCTCAAGTGATTGATGTCGAGGTTGACCTCGAACATGGTCTTGATGCCGGGTGACTGCGCGCTCGTGTCATAGAACGTGACGCCACCCGGGAACCGATCGACGTCGCGGTTCTTTAGCTGGCTGGGAACCTGGATCGGTGGGTTCGACTGGTAGTCGATCGCTTGCGACTTCCGCAGCTGCTCCTGCTGCAGCTGCTTGATGTCGCCCAGCGCTTCCATCCCCGGGCCGTTGCCATAGACGTCGCCGCCGGTCACGTCCCAGCGCGGCACGACGCACGGGAACCGCTTGAACCCGGACTCGCGCAGCGGCGTGTCGTTCTTGCCGCCGACCTCGAAATAGATCGAGCGCCATGCCATGTTCAGATTGTCCAGCTTGCTTGGGTCGCGGTCCCCGCGTGGCTCGATCGCGTGCACGATCTTGACCCACTTGTCGAGGCTGCCCTGCTCAAACATCTTGCGGGTGTGATCGCTCACGTTCTCGATCCCGAACTCCTTGACGACCTCGCCCACGGTCTTTTCGAATTCGCGGTAGAGGGTGACCACTTGGCCTTTCCAGTCGGTCTGGATCGCGTATTCGCCGACCGTCATCGGGTAGAGGTGGATCACGTTGTCGAAGTCGGGCACGACGATCGCAGCCCCCGTGCCGAACGCCCCGAGCTCCTGGTACATGCCATGCGCCACCCGGTAGAAGTTGGACTTCGCGAATACGTCCAGCAGCACACGGGTGCAGAGCGACAGCCATTGCTTGACGTCGGCCTGTTCGGCCAGCTGCTCGTCGCCCACGGTCAGCCGGAACCATGGCCGCGCCGGCGAGGTCAGCCCGCCCATGAGCCCGGCCGCCAGCACGCGCAGGCTGCGGGTGCCGCTGTTGTCGTAGATGTTGTTGTGGCGCTTGTAGCCCTTGTTGCGGTCTTCCTGGAAGTACCGGCCAGACCGTGGGAGCAGGTAGGTGCTGATCTCGACCCACTGCTGCCACCAGCTGGATCGCTCGGACTTGAGCAGGCCCAGCCGCGTCATGACCTGCTGACGCGGTGTCTGGCCGTTCATCGCCTGCATCGAGCCTTCCATGCGTTACCCCAGCAAAGTCTGACGGTTGAAGGACAAGAGCGCGTCCAGGCTGTTGCCCTGGCCGCCGCCCAAGAGCGTGCCCGCGACCCCGCGGTTGCCGCCCAAGTAATTGCCGTTGTTGAGCGAGCCCTCGACCCCGGTGTTAGCACCCAGCGCTCCCTGCAGCGGGGTCGGCGCGTTGCCACCGCCCGCCGGCGCTTGCGGGGCTTGTGGCAGGTTGATCAGGTTGGAACCGCCCGGCAGCCCTATGCCGCCGGTTGCGGGGTCGAAGAAATTGCCGGTGTTCACGAAGCTGTTCGGGTCGCCTATGCTCGCGCCGGGTGGGATCTTCACGCCGGGGGCAGGAACCTCGCCCGGGCCGCCCAGCCCTGGGGTTGACCCGCCACCCAGCGAGTAGTCGGCGGGCCCTGCGCCCAGGATCGTGCCGCCGGTGTTCACGAAGCTGGCGCCATCCCCCAGCGCTGCGCCGGCGGGGATAGAGACCCCAGGCGCCGCCACCGTGCCAGGCGCGCCCAAGCCGATACCCTCAGGCATGCCGGCCGCCAGCGAGTAGTCGGGCGCGGTGTAGCCAGCGGTGTCACCGACTGCAGTGCCGGTCGCGCCAGCCCCGGTCACGGCGCCCAGGACGTTGCCGGTGTAGTAGGCGATCGTTGCCTGCACTATCGACGGCAGCAGATTCTCCCAGAACCCGCTGCCCTGGTCGGGATGCTGCAACTGCGCATACGCTCGATAGTTGCCGTCGCCGTTGTCGTCCTGAGCGATGTAGTGCGTGATCGTGCCGTCGGGGTTGGTGACCGACGATCGGTACATGGCTGGGGTCGCGGCAGTGGCGCCTCGACCGTCTGCGTCCCCGCTGCTACCCAGATCCGCTGCCGTGAAGTCGCCCTTCAGCGTCCCGCCGTTCACCGTGAAGGTGCCGGTGGCGGGATCGAAAGCGACTTTGTCGAGCAGGTTAGCCACGTCAGGAACCCAGCAGGGTCTTTTTGACGGTGGGCAGCCCGGCCGGGTTCACGCCCCCAGCCCCGGACAGCATGGTGGGTCCTGCGCTCGCTGACCCGCCGCCTGGCTGGCCGTTGTTGCCTTGCAGCCCAGCTAAGATCGTGCTCGCGTCCGGCACCTTGCTGGCCTGCGGGGCGGGTGGCGCCGTTGGGACCTGCGGCATCTGGGGCTTTGGACTCATCGCGCCCAGCGCCAACCCAGCCAGCAGGCTCGATCCCATTGTTCCGAAGTCACCCGACATGGTTGAGTCTCCTGGTCATGCATACGGTCCGCGCCGTGTAGCCATGCTTCACGAGCGCGCCCTGAAAGTCGCTGCCTACTGGCGCCTGCCACACGATGTGCTGGGCGCCTCGCTCTTGGGCGGCCGCCTCGAGCCCGTGGATCAGCCGGCCGCTGATTGATGTGCCCCGCAAGTAAGGCAGCACGTACACCGACTCGACCGTGCAGATCGTGACGCCGGGGTTCATGGCGCTGGGCACGATGCAGGCTGTCGCGTACCCGGCCAGCATCCCAATCCGGTTGCGGGCGCCCAGGCACATCCACACGCCGGCGTCATACAACCGCTGGTAAACCGCGGGGTCGGGCTTGAAGTCGAACTCCTGCGCCCAGCCGAGTTCGCGCCAATGCTCCTGGAACAGGTGCTGGTGCTGGGCGAACTCGTCAGGCGTGAGTGCAACAATCCGCATCCCGGCCTCACCGGTTGAAGTTCAGCGGATCGTATTCCTGCGCGGATTGCCGATGGAGAATCCCGCCGACGGGGTCATAGTCCATGACGCTGTGGCGGGCTGAGTTTGTGGCCCACGGCATGCGCTTGGAGACCGGGAACGCGAACGTGGTCGCCAACGCGTCAGCAATGTCGGGGCTGCCCTGCTTGGGCAGGCGCTTGCGGATGTCGTCTTTGGACTCGAGGCAGATCCGGTTCTGCACGTCGAAGCTGTACTTGGGCGTGGCGAGCTCCTGCTTGAGCTCCAGAATGTTCGGGATCGCGCCGCCTGCTGCCAGCCACTCTCGGATCGACCACCACATCTCGGTGCGCTTGTTGACAAACCGGCCGCTGGTGGAGCGGCCACCGAAGTTGACCTCGATCACGTCATGCCCCAGCTGCCGTAGCCGGTCGATGACGCCTGCCCCGTTGCCGACGTCGATGAACGTGGCGTCGGGTTTCTCGTGCTCAATCAGGTTCGCGATGTTGCCGGCAAGCGTCATGTTGTCGATTCCCGGGTACACCACCGGCGTGAACGCCTGCAGCCCTCGCCGCTTGATGATGACCGAGCGATCGCCACCGAATCGTGCGGGGTCGACACCAATCAGCAGCGGGGCGTGCTCCATCGTGCCTGGCTTGTGCATGCGGTGAGCCGCGACCTCGGCATCACCCAGGCTGATCAGCTGGTCGTCGCCCGCAGCGCTGAAGTCGCACAGAAACTCTCGGCTGAACGAGGTCTCGCTCATGGTCGCCTTGAGTCGGGCAACCTCGGTCGGGTTCAGGGCGTCGGTGTCATAGACCGTGTACAGCGCCCGGCCCCAGTCGGGCAGGTTGGCTGCCCTGAAGTACAGGTCGCTGAACAGGTTCACGCCGTCGGGTGTGCCGATGAACAGGGCCCAGCCCTCGCGGTCAGATAGCGCCGGCTGGATGATGTCGTCCCAGACCTCGGGCTTCATCTGGGCGACCTCGTCCAGCACGCAGCCATCCAGGCGAACGCCCCGCATCGCGTCGGGGTTGTCGCCGCCGTATAGCCGGATCGTGGCCTTGTTGTGCAGGAAAGTGACGGACAGATTGCTTTCAGATATCTCGACCGCGCCATAGGGAATCAGCGGGGCGCACTTGGATTTGAGGCGCTCCCATGCTACCGACCGCGCCTGCTTGAGCAAGGGGCAGACGTAGAAGAACAGCGGCAGGTCAAGCCGGCACTGCATGGCAGCGTCTATCAGCTTCATGATCGCGAACTCGGTCTTGCCGGCTCGCCGGTGCAGGACCAGGACCAAGAATCGGGCCACGATCGCGTGGCAGCGTTTCTGCCACAGACGCGGCAGGTACGACAGACGGATGCTGGTGGTACCCAAGCCTAGATCAGGTCGTGATCGTCGATTGTAGGGGCCTCTACGCCCGTCACAACCGCAAGACTGACCGCGCCCTCGTGCTGAATTTTGCTTCGGTCGGTGAATTGATCCGCCGCCAGGTTCTTCAGCATGAAGATCATGAGGCTGTCGGAACCGTTCAGCGCCCGCCGTTTTGCTTCGCTGATCAGCTGGTCCACCGCGACCCTGCGGCTGGCGGCCGCCTTCTCGCGCCCGACCGGGTCGTTGCGGAACCAACGCCAAAACGTCACCCGGTGGATACCCAGCGCCTCGCAAATTTCCAGATCCTTGGCGCCGGCCTCAAGCATCTCGAGCGCGACAGCGCGCATCTCGCCCCGTGTCACCGGGGGGCGGTCGGTTGGATCGAAGTCCTGGTCGTCGTCGGTTGCCATGCCAGCGACGATAGCGCCGCCCGGTCAGTCGATGGAGAACCGGATCCGGGCCGCCACGGAGCGCCGCGCCGTGTAGTTGACTACCTTGCCGGCCTGAGCCCGCGAGCAGCCGAAACGCCGGGCGATATCCACGATCTTCATGCCGCCTTCACGAAGCTGGCGCATCAGTTCGACCTCGTGATCCGAGTACCGAGCGTTCGGGTGAGAGTCGCCGACAAGTTTGCCGTCCTCGCTCATTTTCGTAATTTTTTGCACGATTGCCTCGCTGGTCTGCAACGATTCAGTTTTCCAGATACAGCACCGATTCGGGGTGCAACGATTGGGCCCCTACTACGTAGGGGGTCCCCAATAGTTGCTGTTTGCCTGCAACGATTCGCGAATCGTTGCCAATCGTTGCAGTCGTTGCTGCTGTTTCTGCAGAAATTTGCACGCCAAATTCGTGCAAAAAACTGCAATCTGCAAATTTCTGCACGATTTTCATGCCACTTTCCCTTCAACAATGACCGCATGGCCGAGCGCCACGAGGCACTCGACAGCCCTCATCACCCGCTGCCGGCGGGTATCTCTACCCCCCGGAGACCCCGCCGGCAGGTTCTCAACGGCAGCATCAATCCACTCAGCCTGAGAGACCGGGCCAGCTTCCTTGAGCTCACCCAGCACCCTAAGCGCCACCTTTTCGACAGCACCCCTGGCCGGCACCTTGCGCTTGGATACCTCGCCGGTATGCTCGACCACCTTGCCAACGATCGGCTTACCCTTGGGGCTGACACCCAGCAGCACGTCGGCCAGCACAAAACCAAACTCCTCGCCGGTCTCGCCGTCCTTCTGCTTGGTCACGGTCATCGAGCGCCCGTGACCGCTATCAATGACC